CACGGACAACATCCCGGTGTTGACCATGTTCCAAATCAAATAAATTTTCTCCAGGTCCAAGGTGCTCTCCTTAACTACTCGTGGTAGGACTGGCACTCGGTGCAGCGCACCGCTGAGGGGTTGGCTTTGAGGCGTTTCTTCTCAATGGGAAACCCGCAATCCTTGCAGATGCGCTTGCCATTCAAGAGCTGCGGTGTTTCAGCTGGGGGGCGACCCTCCCGCTGTGCTTTCAATGCTCTGCTGAGCCGCAACTGCTCCAGTTCGCTGGCGCGGTCGGCGTCGTCACTCATAAACATTCCTTGTTTGTTGGGAGGCCTGTTACGTAGGTTGCGCGTCCGTTTTCATCGAGCATGGAAGTAAGCACTTCGCGGCGCGGCTCCACGCCATTTGGGGCAATGCTGACGTGAGTCCACTCGTCGAACTCCAGGATGATTTGATCGAACGGAAGCAGGCTTTGCTCGATGATTCGGCACACCTCTATCGGCGTGTGGCCACTGGCCACAATGTCGGCGGCCAGGCCAAGAACGTGCTGGCTTTTCTTGCTGCCACGCAGCAACCGGTTCAGCTGGGGCGGCCTATAGCCGGAGGTGATATGGACAGGACCAATGACATTGCGCACCGGCTGCAAAATGGTGGTGGCCAAGCGGCGAAGATTTTCCACCACGGCTTCTGTCGGCGTCATATCCACGCCATGCCGCGAGGCGGTCTGCGATCGCAGAAACTCGTCGAGGTAAAAGTTTTTGGCTAACTTGATTCTGGTCATGACCCCATTTTGGGGTCATGACCGGGAGGGGTTGAATTAAAGGGGTTTATTGTTACCCGGTGGGATCAAGGGCTTGACCTTTCAGGGGGTCCCGCAACGGTGGTTCGGCACGCAACAGGCGCTCTACCTCTCCCACCTGCTGGCGAAGGGTGGAGCGTACAAGGTAAAGCAGGCACACAAAGTGGTCAATTTTCACCATTTGTAAATCGCCATTGGCTTCCCCGCACAGGGCCATTGTTTCAACCCCTTCTAGGGCGTTGACGGTCATTTCCACCTGGTACAGGGCATCCAGTGCCGCAATGGTTGGATTGCTCATTGGGCACCTCCCTGACGTTTGGCCATCATTATTGCCCGGCCCTTGGAGCCGGCGGCAATCAGCCTGGGGTTGGGCTTGTACTCCACAAGTCCAACAGCATCCATCTGTTTCAGGTTTTCCCGCACATTCTGGCTGGTCATGCCAACCAACTTGGCGATTTCGGCCTGTGTCAGTCCCATATCCCGGTACTTCATGATCCTACGCCACACGGGCCGCTCCCGGCAGGCAAATACTCTCAGCACACTGACTTGTGTCTCCAGCCGCTTAATCTCTTCCGGGGCAGGCAGGGCCTGCGCCTGCTGGACACGGCGGCGAATCAGCTCTTCTTCCATATCGTTAAACGCCTTGATATAGCGCTCTTTCCAGATGGCCGCCTCCGGCCCGGTAAAGCCCATGCACAGAAACACAAACCCGTCGCGGGTAATCGTGTACATGGGTTGGGGCTTGTTCTGACTGTTGTTGTAAGAGGACGGCAGAAAATTCTGCCGAGCAAACTCCTGTGAGCATTGCAGATTGTTGATGGCATCCAAGATTGTCTTGTGCTTCCGACCGAAGCAGTGGGATATATCCAGCGAGGTAGTGGCAAGAGTATTGCCACCGTTGATGGTGACTAAGGGTTGGCTGGTCATAATGACCTCCTTTTGGATTTCAGTTGGTTGGCTTCCGCATGGAAGCCAGGTGTCAACTGGAGCTCCAAAAGAGGCTCCGGGCGCTATTTCCCCTTGCGGGGTCTTGTATTCACGCCTCTCCACCCGGCCATTGCTGGCTTGCCCAAATTACAGGCATAAAAAAACCGCAGTGCTGTCGGGTGCGGGTAACCGCTTTTGGATTTCCAGTGCGGCCAACATACACCCGATGGTTGAAAATTGTCAACGTCAAGCAATACCGAAGAAAAGCGCTACCAGCCAGATAATGCCGCCCACCAAGGCAATACCGATCAGCCCCCAGACGATGCCGCTGCCAGTATCGTCGGCAGGCTCAGGTTCATGGCCCTGCTGCGCCTGCACCATGATGAGGGTGTTGTGAATGGCTGCCGCCAGCCCGTTGCTATAGACCAGCCAGATCACCCCTTGAAACAGTACGCCAATCATCAGCGGTACTCTCAAGCGGCCCAGTTCGGGCATGGTGTAAATCATCACAGCCGCGAATATGGACAGCAACAGCATCATGATCCCCATGCCAACAACCCATTTTGCTGACGCTGCACCCTTTGGCTTTCTTGCGTTATTCATGACAATCTGCCTCTCCCTCGAAGATTAAAATTTGTCAAATGCCGCGCTATTGGCAGTGGGCTTCGCCCAGCTGGTGTCAGTTAACTCGTCCCTTAAAGACCGGTTACGGGATGATTGATTCGCTGTCGCCTGGCGCTGCTGTGGCAGCCCCGGCAGATTATCCGGTGAAGGCGGGGCCAGATCCTCGTCTTCCCAGCAGCCCTGATTTAACCAGGTGCTGGGCATTTTGACATAGGGGTGTCCATCGCCCATAGCCATAGCGTAGCGCATGGCTCCGTGAATCAGCACCTCGGGGGTGGCTTTCAGGTCTTTGTGCTTGCCGGTGCAGATGGCGGTAAACTTGCGCCGGGCATCGGCCTTGGCGGTTTTTCGGCCCTTGGGAAATGTCTTCCAGAACGCTTCAAAGTGGTCATTGATACTCGCCATTTATCCGACCTCCTGATCCTGCACTACTACCGCCTGACCTTTATCGCCAACCTGCAAGCACAGCCTGCCTATGCTGGCATTAAAATCAGGCTCCCTGTTGCCGGAACTCGATTGCTCCGGTAGCCCCCTCAAGCAGATGTTAGTTTTATCAGCAGGGCAGTTGCATTCTGGGTAATTACAATAATCCATTCACTCGTCCTCAAAGTTCGGGGTTATACCCTATCCCACCCGTGGATCATGGCTATTTCAAGCAGGTGCGGGTAATGCTGCTCTGTGATTTTCTGGTAGCGCCTAACCAAATTGCTCTCTACCTCACCAACCACATAGATTCCGCTGGTGTCGTAAAGACATTCGAATTCACCGGAAAAACAGTCATTGCCAAGATCGGTGGCCCGATGAATGTCCGCTCCAGTGCGCGTAACCAAATCGCCATCTTTAAATGGTCGATCATCAGGCAACAATTCATCCTTCACACGCTCTTCGTTGAATGCAGCTTTTACAGCGTTCAAAATCCGACCCAAGTAGTGGTATTCGGTGGTGTAGCACTGGGGCAAATCAATCATCCAATCGCCACCAAAGCACTCCGCCATTTCGTCGGCCATCATGGCCACCTCAACATCGCTGGTGACGCAAATATTCGGGAATCCTCGCTTGTGCGCCAGCTCATTTATTTCGTTAAAGTCGGTTTGCCTGGTGTCGCCTCGTATCAACTTCATTGCCAGGTAGGTGTTGTCTGCTTTAAGCACAAATTCCTGTAGCGCCCGATCACCCATTGCGCCCCAGTAATGGGCCCAGGCTTCGCCGTAGCACTCAATAACCAGTTTGCCCTGGCCCAGCTTGTAGTTCGTCACATACACCGTCACGGCGTCCAGGTCGCCAAAGCCGGTAATCACATAGGTTTCGGTAGTTCGTTTTTCCGTATTCATCGTGCTCTCCAATCGCAGCCTAACAACGCCAGTCAGCGCGACGGCTGCGCCGCGCCTGCTGGCGAGGGTTATGCGCGCCATACATTGTCATCCCACTCCAGTTTTTTGGGCCTGAAATGAGGGTTCTCCTTCCGGTTAATGGGCGCGTGTATCATTCCGTCGTAGGCAAACTGTGCATCTCCTGGAGCCGGGAAAATGCCGGTGTAGTAAAAACGCCTGGATGCCTCCCCGGAGCCGCACGGGCGGCGGTAAATTATGGTCGGCTCCAATTCAGCTGCTGCACTCACATGCTGATATGTGCCGGGGGTTATATATTTCCGCTCTTTTGTTGAGTATCTGATTTTCATCTTCATCCGCACTCTCCATGCCTCGCAAACTGCCTCATTTCGCGCAGTACAGCGGCAATCATCTGCCGCCAGTTCTTGGCGGCAAGTACATCGTACAACTTCAGGTCATAACAAAGTTCAGCGCGCGTCCCCTCAGCCCGCATCTTGATTCTCACCACAGGCCCCCAGGAGACATCTTCCACGCAGCTATAGCGCACAGCTTTGCTGGGCGGTGTGGCAGCCAGCCAGCGGTATAGGTTGAAGCGGTCTTCGGCGTATTCCCAACGGGCGAGTTGCGGAATACACGACCGCAGGTCGGTTACTTGCAGTGCGGTAGGCTCAATCATTGGTGCCTCCTAACGGTAATTGCGGCTGCACTTTGGCCCGGTGCAGGGCGCGTTGTTCTTTGATGATTTTGTATATCTGCACCTCGGACAGGTGGTATTTTCCGGCCAGCTCACTGACGTTGTTGCCGGTAAATTCTGACCATATTTTGGTATCACGCAGTGCGATGCGCAGTGCGCCGCCCTGGGGAATGTAGAATTGACGCCCACCAAAGTGCTGGCCCAGGGTGAGCACCACCCAACGGGCAATTCGTTGGGCTTTCTCTTCTTCCTGGACGATGCCTTCCCGAGTAGCGGCGGCGCTGTAGACGTCCACCAACTCCGCCAACATGCGCGGCCAACGGTGCAGGTCGACGGCTTCAAGCTCGCTGGCGAGCAGGTCGTTGCCGTGGGTGTCATCACCAAAGATGTCGTTTTGCTGTTCAGCCATTGCTGGCCTCCATGCGTTGACGCCATTGTTTGAGGGATTCAATCACCCGGCTGGCTTCATAAGCGTTGAGCCAGTCGGGGCTGTATTTACCAACCATGCGATGGCAGTAGCGGCCAAGGGCTTTCTCGCTACCGTCCTGTAAACAGCCTGATTGGTGCATGTCGATCCAGAGTGCGCGGATTTTGTCAGCCTGGCTTTTCTCACCGGGATTCTTCTGCCTGCTGGGCGGACTGACTTTGCGGCGCGTCTTCTGGTTGCTGCGTGGCTTCCAGCCCTTGGCCTTGAGGGAGCGGACCACCTGACGCAGTTGTCGCTCTGTCATTTCGCCGCAACTGGTTTTTCCGGTGACCTGCATCAGCATGTGCCGGTAGGTGTCGTCGTCCAGCGCCAGTTCTTTTTTGGCGATGTGGATCTGTGCCTTGAGTTTGTCTGCCGGGGTTTTCACTGGGCTCTGTCCTCTGCGACATCAATCCCCAGCTGTCCGGCCAGGTCTGGCATAGCACCTCGACGCAAACCGCGCACCTGCTGGAGACTGGTGAGGGCACGATCGCGCAGGTGTTTGAGGGTTTCCTGCAGTTCCTCTTTTGTCTCGGCCAGGTAGTAGCCGTGGGAGGGACAGGCGCAGATGGGGATGCCCTTCTTGCGCAGCTCTACCACTAGGTGGCGAATTTGCCGTTCCACGGCCTGACTACCTGGCTGGCCGGTGATCTCCGACGCCAGCTGGTGCACGGTGATGCCTCGCGCTTTGCCGCGATGCCGGGTCATCAGTTGGCCGACGAGTCGGCCTTCACTGATCAGTGATTGTCGTCCGTTGTTGATAGCTTTCGATTTCATGGGCTTGTTCCTCCGGGGGAATGCCGTCTTTATCCAGGCTGACAACAGCGCAGAGCAGCAGCACCACGCACAGTTCGAAGATCCGGTTACGCCACGTTTTCCACTTCATCCTGTTCCACCTCGTACCAGAACTCGTCCGCCCTCACGAGACGGCAGCCGAGTTGTTCCATTTGGCTTTCTGGCAGTTCGCGGATGGCCTCTTTGTTAAGCTCCTTTTTCACCCGCAGCAGGAAGGCGAAACCCTTCGTCGCAACTACCTTGTCTAGCACGTCGGCCCACTTGAGTTTCGGCAGGGGCTTGAGACTGGATGTCTTGCGGAAGCCGTATCTACCGTGGTTGGCGTTGATGGTCTTCACCTTGGTGAACAGCTCGGCCTTGTTGTAGGTGGCATAGGCACCCAGGGCGTCGCCCAGGGTTTTTATGCGGGCCTGTATCGGCGCGGCCTTATCCCTGGCATCAGCCTTGGCGGCATCGATTGCGGTGTTCATCTCCAGATCGATGGTGGCGAGTTCGCGGGTGAGGCTGGCGATCTCTGCCAGGGTTTCGTCGGCCTGGTTGGCGTTGGCGATTTGCGGGGTTTTGGGTTTTGTTCTACTCACAATGGTTTCCTCTTTTTAGTGAACGGCCACAAGGCCGGTGGTTGTGATGGCCGGGATCATGGGCTCTTCCCAAATCACCAGGCATTGATTAAGGGCAGCGCGGTGCACCCACACGCGGCGCTTGCCATCCGGGTTGCGGCAGTAGCCGTGGCCCTTGAGCTTTTCCAGCGCTTCGGAGTGACGAACGTGGATGACCGGATCGCTGTAGGTGCCCAGGTCAATGCGGGCAATTTCGACGTCATGCTCCATCAGGGTGGCGATGGTGCGCTGCGCCCGCTCCATACAGGTGGCAATGAAATAGTTTTGTTCGGCGGCGATCATGGCTTTTTCCTCTCGGTGATCTGGCTGTTGGGGCAACCGGCACGGCAGTCGCGGTAAAGCTGCACTCGCTGGGGATTGGTGTTGGCAAATGGACGCTTCTGGATTTCCAGGCATTGATTGACAGGGATTTCACCCATCACAGGGCAGTAACAGGTTTCGCCCATGTAGGCACCGCGCACGGCTTTCTCAACCTTGGCGACATCGCCGGGGTATTTGCCGCGCAATACCTGGTTGACGACAGCGGAGCTGTAGCCGATTTCATCACCAACCTGTTTCTGCGACTTACTGCGGCACTGGTCGCGCAGAGTGGCTATCCACACGGGGTCATTAAAGTTGTTCACTGTTGGCCTCCCGAAGCTGTTTCATGCGCCGTTGAATGGCCTGCCGGACGGTTTTTTGTAAAATCTCTGGCAGTTCAATTGCGGCTATGCATTGCTGCATATCGAAGCTCTTCACCTTGTAGATGCGGTCAGCTGCAGACAGATCGAAGAACGGACTGCCTTTAATTGATCCGCAATAAAACGGGTGCTTTTCAGGGTGTTTTTTGTAATCGATGGCAGTCATTTCGCACCCCCGATCTTCCGCGCCTGATCAACAAGGGCTATCACCACGCTTTTCTGGAAAGGCGCGTCGTGCCCCTCGGCATCAAATACCAAGGCGTCAATGCACTGCTCCCTGGTAAAGCCTTGAACCAGTTCAATGCGTCGATAGGAGAGACACTCGATATGGGGCTTGCCCGTGCTTTCGCATTTACCGATAAAAAACGGGTGCTTTTCCGGGTGTGCTTTCAAGTCAACTCGGCTCATTGCGCACCCCCTTGCTGGCTCCACACCACCTTGTCGAGGTTGGGGTCGTAGAGCTGCTTTATTCGCTGTACCTGGGGCGGTCGCGGCCCGGTGTTTTTGCTATCGAGAAGCCGGTAGCGACTGAGCTTCCTCCCTTTGCCAAGGCGCAAGACAGCCAGGTAGCCGGCCTTGGCGAGAATTTCGCAATACTGCTTGGCG